TGTCGAGGTGGAGCTGGTCGCGATACGACTGGTTCACCCTCAGGAATCTCAACGCGCTATTGTGCGATGAGTTCCTTGATGGAGTGACCCTTATTAAGGATGTCACAACCATCACGACGCATTACAAAGCGCTAAAGGCGCTTCGTAAGGCGTTTAAGGGAGCGGCTCTTAAACAGAGACCGGTCTCTACGCTACCAGAATTGGATGAATCATCCATTACGGTTTGCTATCGGAATCCTTTTCGTATTTACGAAGGGATTACCGATGACCGAGTGAAAACATTGATGATGTCAACACTCAGTCAGACACGAGGTGCGGGTACTCCACCCAATATCCTCGTTCTGCAGTCCAAGCTGAAATTTCTTCAGACTGTGTCTGCGGAGCCAACCCCCCTACCGCGTGGGGAGGAAAGGCTCATTTGGGAGGTTACGAACACATTGTGTTCGAGCCTACCCGATAGCAATTTTACCGGACTTCAAACAAAGGCCGGCATCATTGCAACCAACGCCGCGTGTCTCGAAGAGATCCGCGCCGATGGTGGAACATTCGAAGCCGTGAGACAAATTGTCCACGAAGCCCGAATGGGCCGGGAGGTGAAGGTCTTTGACCTCGACCACCCGGATGACTTCCACTTTGAGAAATTCTCAGAGGAGGAGCCAGGGACGTACATCTTCTGGAAATGTCTAGAAGATGTGCTCGCCATGCCGCCCGACGAACTTCGCCGTGCAGCAATGGTAATGGTGAAGGAACCGGGGAAAGCCCGGACCGTCACCAAAGGCCGTGCGGCCCTCAAGATTGTCTTGGGGACTGTAAACGGAATCTGTTCCTACCCTCTCAAGAAGGGGGTGGAGAGCAGTCGATCCGGGATGGGGAAATCCCATCACGGATGGAATCTCTTCAAAATGTTCTATGGAACACTCGAAGGGGCCTGTTTTGATCCGGGCATACGCACGGTCGAACAGGATAGTCCTGGAGTGAAAACTATCACCCAGGTCTACGGCGACCTCTATGTCGGTTTCTCCGACTTCGAGGAAGCAACGGATGGCCTCGAACACAGTGTGGCGAGGCCAATCGCTGAAGCTTGGATGCGCAAATGTGGCATACCAAGTCTTCTACGTGGGCTGGTACATGCAACATGTTTCCAGCCCCGTATCATCCAATTCGAGGCCGATGGCCCCCTCTTGGATGTCGGTCAACCTGGTCCCAATGGGCTCAGGGAGATCGTTCTTCGGAAAGGGGTCCTCATGGGGGATCC